GACGCCGCCCGCGCAGGTCCCACCCTACTGAACGGAAGGACCCGTAGTCGGTTTTGGGCCTATTGGGTGACCGTCGGGGCTATTGGCTCGGGGTGGGTCTATTGGGTTGCTCGATTGCATGCGAGGCGGTTCCTCTGGTCTATTGGTTGACCTGGTTCCTATTGTCTATTCCCCCGGACGCTGCGCGTCTCGGTCTATTGGTTGTCTTCTCTCTCTCTTCTATCACCACCACCACCCAACAACGGGGACGCGGGTTGATTGGCTCGGGGCATACGGTGACACGGTGACCATTGCAGGCGCGGGGCATAGGTGGGGGCGCTGGTCTATTGTGGGATGATGCGAGCCGGGGACGGGGTGACCGGTGGCGCGGGGTTGTCTTGCGGGGCGGTTGCTCGGTCTATTGGGTGGATTGTTTCGGAAATAGTTTTTTTATTGTTTCAACCTATTGACGCGCGCCGATGTAGCCTATACCCTGCCCGTATCCCGAGCCGGACACCACCCGAGCCGGTTCCCGCAACCCTAGACAATGGAGAACGCAACCAATGAACATGGAAGATATGCAATCTGAAAACCTGGATGAAATCCGGGACGAATTGGAAACCCTACGTGATCACCTGAGTTCAGCTGAATCGTGCGAAACGGTTTCCGATTATTTCGCAAACCTGCGCGAAATGCTGTCATCAGCGAAAACGCTGGTTTCTCGTGTCAACGATGCAATCAACGTAGCAAAAGAATCGCAGGAATCCTGAATCATTTCCGGCTCAGTCACCACCCGAGCCACAACCCTCAACAATGGAGCAACACGGAACCATGTTCAAAACGATCACCACAATTGAACGGGAACGCGCAACCGCGGAACGATTGGCGTTTCTTCGCGTTTCCGGCATGCCACCAGAAACCATGGACCGAGCCGAACCGGTTCGCGTTATTGTTGACGAGTTGCGTTATCGGTTGTCGACAGTATGCGTCAACCGCAACCCCTGGCAATCGGTCGAAGTATAGGCTATTTCACTGGCTCGGAACGTTTCCGAGCCGACAACCCCGCGGGATTGTTTCCCGCGGGATTCTTTCCGGTTTCGGTCACCACCCGAGCCGGTCACAATTTCTACAATGGAGAATGTTCATTATGTTTCTAGCGCATCTGAAGACAGCGAAACCAGCAACCACAACCGAGCCGGTCACCACCGCGCAACCGGTTGTAATCACTCCCGAGCCGGTTGCGGTTGTCGATATCGTTTCCAAACAATTACCCGCAACGGTTCCCCCCGTTGTTGTCGTTCCCCCGGCTCGGTCCGTTGTTGTGGTTCCTCCCGTTGTTGTGGAACCGGTTTTCAATGAATACCCGGGAATCGAAACGTTGCAACCGTTGCGGGGTGTTACTCGCTCGGGTGACTTCGTCCACAATACGCAAACGATGGATAAGAATTTCCGGAACGTTTCCGAGGGGTGGACCAAACGCGCGAACGATCCCGACGATACTTCCGTGATGACTTGGGACCAGGCTTTCGAACATCTTGAACGTGAACGCGGCAACACGGTCGATATGCGTTCCGAATTCGGAAAGCTTCAAATTGTCAACGATGCCGACGGAATCGGGTTGATTGACGAAACTGGGCGCCGTTTGGTGTTCAACGAAACCTCGCTCGATCAGTTTGCAAAGTGGACTGATTCCGGCCTAGTTCTGCCGCGCAAGCTTCTCAACGGTGACCATGCGGACCGAGAAACGCTGGTAAACGTTTTCCGCAACGGGTTGCGCAAGATTGCAGAAAAGAAAAACCTCATTCGGTTGCGCAATGACGGAACCCTGCGCGCTGTTCTCAGTGAACAATATGCGATTCTTGACAATCGTTGGTTCCTTGAAGTGTTGCGCCGTCTCATTCCAGACGGGTTAGTCTCACATTTTCGTTCCCCCGACGGTTGCGATTCTATTTTCGGCAATATCCTGATTCCGGATAGCATGCGGGCCGAAACCGATTCCGATTACGGTGGAATGTTGGCGTTTGGAAACGGGGAAACCGGTTCCCGCAAGCTTTCAACCTGTCCTAGTATTTTTCGCGCCATATGCCGAAACGGTTGCATATGGGACGAAGTGAAGGGAACCGGCATCATTGAGAAGATACACCGCGGCACGATTGACTTGAGCGCGCTAATGTTCGTCATCCGGGACAATTTGAACCGTCAAATTCCTTTACTGGACAACGGCATAGACAACATGTTGAAAACGCGGGGAATCACTTCAGACGTTTCCCCGATTCCCGCTATCGGTTCCGTGTTGCGTTCTCTCAATATCCCTGGCATCACTCGAAACGCTGGAGACGAATTCGTGAGAAGCTTCGACAACCAGCGAACCGAACCGGGGGCGGTTTCTGCTTTCGATATCTTGCAAGGGTTGACGCATGCGGCGCAGACGTTTTCCCCTGGGTTGCAAGAATTGACGGAACGCGCGGCCGGTTCCGCTATGCTCTGGAGTGCGGCACGTTGGGACAACGTTTTCAGCGCAGCGCGTACGATCACCGAGGCAGAACTGAAAAGCGTTTTCGCGTCAGCAGTATAGGCTGCGATCACCACCCCGAGCCGGTTTTGGCTCGGGGATTCTTTCCCGTCCTGATCACTCTTTTGAGGTTTCACACAATGCCGAAAAATTCATTCTCGCATATTCGGGCGAAACGTGATCACGTCAACCCCGTCGGCGAACACTTGACAACGCACAGCATTACAGAACTCAACGGCAAATTTAATGCGGTGGTGTTCGTCGGAACGCGCACAGATACCAGGCTATGCGATACACACGAAGAAGCTTCCCTTTTCATTGCAAATTTTATCCGAGCCGAAAACGGTTTCGGTCCGCTCGGAATTCGGGGCGGTCTTGAATCCTGACAATTGAAACCTCGGGACACTATGCCGGCAAAATCCCGGCATAGACTCGCGCGGTTTCGATTGTGACAGAATCAACCCCGTTGCCCGTTTTCTTTCCTGGAGTTGTTTGGGCGGGTTAAACGCAAACAAGCCAGAATCCTGAACAGTCTGCAGACTATTCAGCAACCCGAGCCGATCGGCTCGGGGAATCACCACAACCCCCGATAATGGAGAACGTTGACAATGTTGGATTTTCACCCCGATCACATAACCCCGCTCGAATGGTCTGAATTGTGGAACGCTGTAGAGACTGAGAACCGCGCAGCATTGAAAGAGAAACGGGAACCGCGGTTGATTAGAACAACTGCGAACATGTTCGAGGAAATGTTGGGTTGTGTTCCTCCCGTTGCGTTGTCCTCAGATCGGTTTTTAGTAGGTGAAATTGCCTACCACGACGCCGCGGATAGGCCGGTCTATCGTGCGTTCTTTCAGATCGGCAAGGAATACGGGACCAGGCTTGCGACGTTGCGAGAATTCCGCGCCCTTTGAGACTCACCACCACCACGAATTGAGAAAGCTTTTCACAATGTCCAGGCTAACGATTATCACCACAACCGAGCAAGCGCAGGAAATGTTGAACCGTCTGGAACGTGTTGCGATTGCAACCCGCGCCGATGATTACAAAGCAGAACGCGAAAAGCCTATACAATGGCTCGAATGTTGTTGTTGCGGGGAATGGTATAAGGGGCGCCAATGGTGGAATCAGGACGACGGTTTCGGCCTGGGGAATTGTTGTATTGCCTATAACGGGGTGAATCCAAACGGGGGTGAATCTTCCTGTTATGGTGTCCCCGGTATTCACTTCCTGATTCCACCCGAGCCGGTTGACGTCAACGCCGTCAACGAATTGCATCTTGACGCGCACGAATTGCGAGCCATGGCGGAACGCGAAATCGGAAACGGTTTCAATGTTGAATACTGGCGAGACGTTTTGAACGCGCTTTGATTACCACCACCACCCCCAACAATGGAAAGCTTTCAACAATGGTATTCCCCCGTTCAATTGTTTTGCGCGTAGGTGATTCAGAAACCCCGCGCGATTGTGTTGACGTGAAACCGTTTGGCTATCTTCCGACAGCTGAATCGGTTGTCGAATTCGTCCGGGTTGCTCTTCAGACTAACCCGGACGCGCAGACGTTTTCAACCAATTCCGGTTCCGTTTGTTTGGCGTTTTTCCTACTTCACAAGCGCAGGGAGATTGATTGCACAAACGTTTTCCACGTTCCGACGGAACGCATGATTCAAATTGATTATAGGGGCGAATTCATCCAGCCATGGCCGGACGAATTGTTTGAAGTGCATTTCTATTTAATGTTCCCCGACGCAAAAGAGTAGACACCACCCCGGGAACGTTTCCCAGAATTCTTTCCGGCTCGGTCACCACCCGAGCCAAAACGCTGTTTTTCACAATGGAGATTTTCGACCATGTTGACGATTGCACGCGCTAACGATATGCGGACACCAAAGACAGAACGCGAAACCGTAACGTTTCGCCTGAATTATGGTGGGGGGCGAATTGAAACCCTGACAACGGGGAAACCTCCCGAGCCGGTTCCCGCGCCTGGTTGCTCTTTTTATTACACCACCGCGCCGGAAGCTTATGACGGTTTCGGGACGAAAACGATTACCCCCGATTGTGGAAAGAATTCAAACGGGAAAACCTGGAGACTGATTCAGATTTTTGATATTCATACCAATTGGCAATACGGTCGAAACGGTTCCGGCATGCATGCCACAATCCCCGCTAACGAATTCGAAAGCAACCGCGCTTTCTGGTCACCCGAGCCGAAACCCGAGCCGGTCACCATGCCGGAACCGCAACCGCGGAACCCCGTCATTGTGTCCCACGTGGGGGACACCACCGCAACCGAGCCGGAACCGGTTTCGGTTCCCGTTGTTCCCGAGCCGGTTCCCGTCAACGAATATGACGGGTTTGACTTCACAAGCAACCCCGCAAAATGGAAACCCGCGGCGGTTCTCTACTATCTGGAAACCGTTTGCGGGTTGACGGTTCAACACGAAGAAAGAACCGGAACCGATTTTCAGACTGTTCAGAACGCGGCGCGCGCTGAATCAGTATTCAGAGAACGGAACCGGCAACGGGGCAAGGCATCTATTCCCCGCGTTTGTCTTCTGAACACTTTGAAGACAGCGAAAAAATTCGGGGGCGCTCGCAACGTGGGGAAAACCGTTGTTCTCTCAATTGGTTCCGGCTCGGTCGATATCGTTTGCGCTGATTCTGATTCCCGTTTGTGTTTAACCGTCGGCAGTTCGTGGCAAACGTCCGGGAATGCATCCGCAACAATCAACGAAGTGAAGCTTTCCGAAATTTGCTCCAAGGTCAAAAGTGATACCGTTGACGTGGAATTGATCACTTGCGAACCGTTAAACGAATTCGCTTTGATAATCCGAGCCGGGAAAAATGAATTCACTTTGCCGGCTTCCGTTGTTGCCGATCGGGAACAATTCCAAAGCGAATTCCCGGCAACCTACGCGCACGAATTCCAGGCCGACGAATTACTCAAAGCAATCCGTTTAACTGAATTCGCAACGGATACAGAATCGAGCCGGTACGCGCTCGGGGGATTGTTCTTTTCTCCAAACGCAACCCTAGGCGCTTTCGATATTGCCGGGACTGATTCCCGACGGTTGTCGGTTCAAACAATCAACGGGGTTGTCTGCGGACACCTCCCGACGTTGGAACGTGGGGAAACGTACCACAAAACGGGGGCGACAATTCCTCTGAGAAGCTTGCAATTGTTAGCCGATGAATTGAAGCGCCTGGGTTCCTTGCCAGTATCGTTTGCGGTTTCTAACGTTGTCTTCAATCGTCAGAAATTGACACCACCACCCGAGCCGGTTGTCAGAACGCGAACCAAAGCGAAACCCGCGGAACCCTGGACACCCCCCGCGCCGAAAGAAACGGACAAACAACGGAACGTTCAAGATGATTCAGGAACGTGGTATTGTGAAACGTTCCGGCGCGAATTCGTTTTTGAGATTCCCCACGTTCTTTCTCTCCGCGGGGTTCCTGTTGAGGGACGTTTTCCGCGCTATCTTGACGTGATTCCCCGAAGCTTCAACGCGGTGATCAGTATCGACCGAGCCGAATTTCTAAACGGTTGCGAAACGGTATTGCTTTCGACTGATGAAGAATCCCGCGGGGTTGACTACGTTTTCCCGTCGGATTATCTGCAGTCTCTCAAATTGTTCGGGGAATCTTCATTGTACGGGAAAGCAACCGTTAGTGTCCCCGTCGTCTCGGTTGACGACAACCGAAACGCGGAACAATCCACCCCGGTGACAATGGATCCGAAATATCTGGTTGACTGGTTGAAACGGTCGACAGCTGAGACGGTGACCGTGAATCTAATCGATGCCGAAACCGCGGTTGTCTTCACCGACGATACCGACGGGAAGTATGTTGTTATGCCGTTGGCGCAGAACCGATAGACAGCAACCCCGATTCACCCCCGCGGAAACGTTCCGCGGGGATTCTTTCCCCGGCTCGGGACACCACCCCGAGCCATTGCAAGCAATGGAGATTCAGAACCATGGAAATCGAACCAATCACCGTTACTGATTCACTGGGAACGTTCCAGGCCACTAACGCGGACACAATCCCGGCAACACTTCGGAAACGACTGAAAGAGCGCGAACGACTGGAGAAAATCCAGTTTGAGCAACACGAGAAAGCGAAAACGATTGCCTATGTCCGCGGGTTTCACGTTCTGTCAATGTTGCGGAAACCTCGCGCAATGTGGGGCGCTGCCGTTCTCCAGGATATCGACGCGGAAACATTCCCAGTGTTGCGGGTGGAACCAAAGCGCGGGCACTATTCCGCATACTCGGTTGAAACCGAAAACGGTTCCGCGGTTGTCTCTTTCGATTGCATGGAACGCATAACGCAAACCGTGATTGACTTCAACGGGTTTCCCTGGTTGCTTTTCACAACTGACGACTACGAACAACGCGGAACCGTTCGCGCGTATGCAATCGGTGTATTTCAGGATTCACACGCGCTGGTATCAATCCCCAATGTCACCCCCGCGGATTTCCGGGAACCGCAACACGGCGAAAACGTTTCCGATCACTGATTCAGCACAATCCCCGAGCCGGTTCCCGGCTCGGTCACCACCACCCCGAGCGATGGAGAATTGAACCAATGTTGACACGAGAAAGAATAGAACATTCCCTGACAACCGAGCCGAACAACGGGCACGTTTACGGGTTTCACAATATCGGCAGTATCCACCCAATACAGGCGCGGGATATCGCAACCGATAGCGGGATTGCATTTGATGCGCAGACGGGAAACATGGACCGAGCCAAACGCGGGGAAATCTCCGCGGGGGATTTCATACGATGCGCAGACGGGAAACTAGAACGGGTTGCCAAAGTCTGGAACCAAGAAACGCAAAACGGGTTGATTGAGTATCAACCGGGACAGAACGGAACCGGGGGCGGGTTTTATCTCAATTCCGCATCAATGTCGTTCTCCTGCTGGAGTCTTGACTATTCAGTATCGCGCCGCGTTGAATTGTCTGGCGAGATTTTACCCGCGCGCGTTTGGTTTTTTTCACTACGACAAGCGGGCGCGGGGCGCGGGGTATATTGTTCTATCGGGGTTCCAGTATGGCGGGAGGTTTCCCCGTGATATTCTCAGAACTCCAGCGCGGGGCGCGGTTCCGTTGCCGGTTGCCTGAATCCCGTGCCCCCGTTGATTGTGTCAAATTGTCCCCGAGCCGGTTTCGCCGGCTCGACACTGGCAAATATATTAAAGCAACCTCTACAGCGTTTCCCGTCGTACTGATCACCACCACCCCGAGCAATGGAGCAACCAACAACAATGAACACTTCCCCCGCGGTTGAATTCAAAGCGAAAACCGAAACCGAACCGACAACGGGGCGCGAATTCGTGCGCGTTCCGAAGCTTGCCAAACGGCATTGCGTCAACCTCAATTCATTCAATGCCGATCGCCGGTTTTCGTATTACACGAATTCCGATCTATTCCCGGCAATACTCGGGCGCGAGGTTTCCCGCGCTGGTATTCCGTCCCGGCTCTTTCTGGATTCTGTCCCTGATTGCGTTTCCGTCGTTTCGCGTTCTTTCCTGTTGACAATGCGAATTGAATTCCGGCAATAATGCATCCCGACAATTCAACCCCCGCGCACTACGCGGGAACCCTAGGCCGGAAACGGTTGACAGGTTCCCGCGTTTTTTTGTGTCCTGATTCCAGCAACAACGGAAACCGATTCCCCCGAGCCGGTTCCCGTCGTTTCTGAATTCTGATTCAGTCCCCACGTTTTGCGCTGCGCTTTCCATGCGTTGCAATCGTTTATAGAATCGAAACCCCCGCGCCGTATTGTTTCCGGTTGTGGTGACCGTCAAACGTTGTCCCGGCTTTCTCCATTGTCCGGGGCAACCGAAACCGCGGCGCGGGGTTGCTCTTCAATACTGATCACCACCACAACGCTACAGCTGACGACAATCAGAACCCCGCGCACTACGCGGGAACCCCCGGGAACGTTTCCCCGGTTGCGGTTCCCGCGTTTTTTGTTGCGCCTGAATCGAGCCGGGGAAACGGCTCGGGGTGGTGAATGCAACCGGGAACAATGCCGGAACCGTCAAAACGGACACAACCCCGCGGGAACGCATACGGCAACGTTTGACGGCTCGGAATTCAGGACGGTTGAAACATCGCACAACCGGGAACCCTATCGCCAAACGTTGCGAGCGATGCCAGCAACCGCGGGAACGCGGAACGATGCCGGAACCGGCAGATTGCCTAGGCTACCCTCGGGAAATTTTCAAACGGTCAAAATGGCGGGTTGAGCCAAACTGCCAAGATGCCAGCAGGGGGAAATTCGCGCAAAAAATTTCCAGCCTATTCGGGGGTTCATTTTCAAAACGCTGTTTCGTTCAAACACGTTTTTGAAAACACCCCCACCCCGTCAACGATTTTTTTTGCTGCTAGGTTCAGGGTCCGAAAATTGGCCAACCCCCTCGACAATTTAGCCTTATGCCTGCAACCATGGCTGGTGCTTTGGAAGCTCAATAAAAAATCCGGCAGCCCCACGATGTCCGCCACCCCCGTGCATCCTCGCGATTACTGAAACGTCTACGCCATTTGCATCAGATCTCAGCGAATAGACCCGCTTGCCGTCGCCTGAATCGAAGTATGCGATCGCAAACGGCTTGCCGACCGCCAGCGCACCGCAAACCTCGGACGTGAGATCCACGGTGCAATTCACCATTGGGACCTCATAGCCTTCCAGTTCGACGGTGACTGCGTGTCTCACATGACTATCAATGATTGCCTGGTTTCGAATTGTGACGATCCTGCCCATACCGATGACGTTTGCCAGCAGGTACTCACATTGCATCAGCAACGTATTCCATTCATCGAATTCAAGTTTAGCCAATCGAATTCCTTCATTGACTAATTTTGAGTCAGGCAGTTCCCATTTCCACAGGTCCCGATCTTGAACGTACCGAACCAATGCTGGAGGTTCTTTCCACTCGGGGATTACGTCAAACGGATCGAATAAATTATGCCCGATCAAAAACTCCCACGTCAGCATGGCCCCAGACTTGGAAACGTCATAGACCGCCACCGGATCCCCGAGCCGCTCCTGCAAACATCGGTGAACGAACTCTGCGAGAATAGGTTGAGCGGTCTTATGATGGTCTAAGATCACAAGATTTCCGATGCAGTCGTTCTGCATGTTTCTCAGCGTCTCCACCGGATAGGAGAAGTCGACGATTGCGACCTGCTTGCCCGACACATCCGGCGGCGCGTCCCCGTAGTTCGCTGGCACCAACTCAGCGTTCGGGAATGCTCGATGCATCAGGAATGCAGAGCAAAACCCATCGCGGCAGGAACCACCATGATAAATGACAACCAACGGCTTCGTCTTATCCAGCATGTTTACACCATCGATGTTGTGAGAAAAAACATTGTCCGGCTCAGCTACGTTCGAAATGGAGATAACGAAGCAGCGCTGACGGTCACCACAACCGGAGCCGGAACAATGTCAGAATGTAAATCGGTCGACTCACATTGAAGTGAGAACGCCACCTGCCTTGGCATCGTGATTGAACACTCGACCGTTCGGTTTATAGGGCAGCCGAAAGCTTGGCAGATTTCACACGAAAGCATGCCGAGAATTGCCAGCGTGTGTGTGATGGAGGAACCGAATCCCCCGAGTCACCTCGACTGTGACTTTCCCGGATACTGCAGAGCCTCTACGACTCCGGGCCGATCGTTGTGTTCTTATCTGAGAGGGCGATTGGTTTCTTTCAAGGGCATATCTGCCAAACTCAACCGCCCCAGTGTCGCGTAGCTAAGTAAACCCAGACGTCCAGAAAGGCACGACATAGGCACCCGACATTCTCAGCCCCGGGCTTTCCTCGTGCTTGTTTCTGTGCCGCTGGTGCTCGCCAGATTCATCGTTGCACATTGGCAGAACTGGTACGATGACCATGCCCACCATCACAAAGATGACAATCTCGCTTCGCACTATAACCTCGCGTCACTATGGGGTATTTTCGATAAATTCGATCAATTCACTGATCGCGCCATGCAGTCTTTTTAGATCAGCAACGCACTCAGCCGCCTGTTGCTGGTCCGGCTTCCTGTTCTTGATTCCGGCCGCACGCAGCGTTTCCACAGCATTCGTGTACCCGATCCCCAGAATCGATGCCGCATTGCGACGGTTGCCCTTCTGTGACACCCACACTGCCTTGAGCAATGTCAATTTCACCTGATCCAGTTGCGGCTTTGATTGCTTCCCAGATTTCGAATCGGTGAACATCGATATCTTTCGGTGCTTGAATGCCGAGTCTGACTTTATCGCCACGGATCTCGACCACGACGATTCGGATAACATCGGCGATCACAATAGATTCATCACGCTTGCGTGAAAGAATTAACACGGCACTTCCTCCTGAAACAGAACTCCATAGACCAAACCAACTGCAACGCTCTTACCGCGAATAGGACAAATCAAATCGCGATCGGTTTCCATTGCCTCAGCAAATCTGCCATCGGCATAGTAAATCTCAAGGTACGGTTCACCGTTCACAAACGGCTTGTCGACAACCATCATTCGATTCTGATCAGCATCGACAGTTGCCACCAGAACAATGCGACCACAACGCATCACCCAGAACTCACCGGGACGAGGCACCAAGTCGCTCACGACCTTGACCTCAGACATCTTGTGAATTCGTTCGTCAGCGAATACGACCATTGAATCCAGAACGGCGCACGTCTCATTGATGACGTGTTCAGAACCGAATTCCAGCTTTGATGACATCGACGTCACCCTGACTTTATCTCCTGACCGCATAACAGTCTCCTTCTGTAGCCTATACGTGATTTCAGAGAAACACGTTTGCCAGTTCAGGAGAATTCGCCAGGCACTGCATCATCTGCGTCCGACGCCAACGGGAGGTGCTTTCTGTAACGCCACGAAGCGCACTGGCTTCAGCATGCGATCGCTCATTCAGGAAGTCATCCACAACGGATGCACCAAATGAAAACGTGCCGACAAGCTTCGCGACAATCGTGCGAACGGACTCCCGATCGTCTTCACTGAGATAGGAGGACTCACGGGCCTCAAAATCGAATTCAAGTTCGCAAGTCGGCAGCGATCGCCTTTCCTTTCGGAAGTGATCAATCAACGTGCGGCCTGCGATCGAGAACAACCAACTGGTGATCTGAGCACCGGCGCGAAATGTTGAAGCCTTTGTCCAGACCTTCAGAAGCACAATCTGACTTAGGTCCTCGGCAACTTCCTGCGACACTCGCTTGAACAGAAACTTCAGGAGAACGTCTCGGTATTGAGTATTGAACTCATCCATTGCAGCATGCTCACCAGCCGCAATACGTGCCATCAACTGCGAATCTTCCATTGTAAAGCCCCTCGGTTTAGGTAGTGGTGTGACCTCCGATGTAGCATATACTTAATTATCGTTTTCTGGCAATACTTCTGTTCGGTGTTTTTTGTGAAAATCCGAAATCGTCTGCCGGAAGACGGTTATTCAAACGTACCGGCTTCCTGGTTCCAAACGCGAATCACCACGATCACATGCGGGCCTTCATCTTTTGCTGCCCACCACTTTTCAATCAGGCCAGAACTGATCTGACTATCATCAACCCACGACAAACCCTTCAGCGCATCCAGAATGGCTTTATCAAGGTTGTCTCTATCCGGCTTTTGTGCGTGTGGTATTCTGCCTGCGGGATCATTCTTTCGCATTAACTTCTGCGGGCGAGGCATCACGAAACAGCAATCAACTCGCAACGGCAGACCATACGGTGCACCAGAATACTTCCGTTCGAATGCCATCCGGACCGTCGACTTGAACGCCACGATAGGGTGATCCTTTTTCGTGCCGTCCGCCTTCTCGACCTTGGTTGGCGTGTACATGCTGACAAAGCCTTTTGCCTTACCCTTCCCCTTGCGAAAACTTGCTCTCACTCGGGGTTGTGCAACCGGGACTGCCGGAATTCGTAATTCAATCATCGTGTCGTTTCTCCAAGTCTTCCAGCGTCAAATACGGATGCGGCCGCACATCCGACAGCAAAAACTCTTTCTTCGAATACTTCAGACGGGGAATCCGCACCCTGACAATGTCATCGAATACGCCCTCCACCACCGCCGACCAACTACGCTTCACCGTTTCGGCCGGCACGATCACCATCTGTCCAGGCGACGGCTTCCAACCTTCCGGGAACTTGTGCTTGATGCAATCCTTCAGCTTTGGCTTCGACATCAGAACGGCGCGTCCTTCCCGTCATAGGCACTGATATCGATCGGACGATTGGCGTATGGGACGAACCGAGTCTTTTCCTTGATGTAGCCAACCTCAACCGTCCCTGTCATCCCGTTGCGGTTCTTTGCGACAATGATCTCTGCGATGCCTGGCCGATCATCCGGATTGTTAAACTCTGGCCGATGGAGCAACATGGCGACGTCCGCACTTTCTTCCAGCCCGCCGGATCCCTTCAGGTCTGCGAGCTTTGGTTTCCCGTTGTCTCGCTCTTCAGCCTTTCGGCCAATCTGTGCCAAGACGACGACGGCGATCCGCAACTCCTTTGCGATCCATTTGAACTCGTTCATGCATCGTTCGATCTTCTCACTCTTCTGTAGGCGATCGTTTGTGCGAACCAACTGAACGTAATCGATAACAACGACCTTCAACATGTTGCGGCGTTTGCCGAGCATGATGCACGACAGAATGTCATCGAGATCTCTGTATCGTTCTTCCAGATACATCGGGAGTTTCGACAACTCATCCCCTGCCCTAGCGCTTTGCTTCATCGCACGCAGCACCACTTCCACGTCCGACATTTCGACGGATATGAACAGCGTTGCATTTCCCGACTTTGCGATCGTTTCTGCAAGCTGCCATCCCAACGATGTTTTACCAATCGACGGACGGGCGCCGATCAACGTCACTTCCATTGAACGGATCCCGCCGTTCAGCATCTTGTCCAGATCCTCAATCCCTGTTGAGAATGGATAGCGAGGGTTCCGCTCCTCATCCCGAGCCTTCTGAACGACTGCAGCAACCGTCTGCAACTCATCGGACCGTTCGGCGATCAGGTTGTCCAGGCTTTCGCTGAACTTCGAGATCAATGGTTCCAGTTCGATTGACGGATCATACCCATTGTCTTGCGCCTGAACCGCCAGATAGATCAACCTTCGTCGTATAGACTCACGCTTCACAATCGTCGTGTAATGCCTCATGTGCGTTGCATGGGGCACTGACTCCATGATCTCCGCGATATAGGCCGGACCGCCGATCTCCTCCAATTGCCCCTTAGCCTGCAACTCACTGGCGATTGTTACCGGATCGCAGGGCATCTTCTTACTGAAGAGCCGCTTGAAGCAATTGAATATGATCCCGTGCGCCGTCGAATAGAAGTCTCCTTCTGACAGGTTTGCGATACCGTATTCGATCGCCTCTTCCATCAACGTCATGCAGCCCAATACCGCACGTTCAGCGTTTAGGTCCTGCGGTGGCATCCGTACAGATTCGTTCACGATTGTGCCCTCCGCTGCTTCCGTGCTGATTCCCATTCCATCCGGACAACAATGCCACCGTCAAGCAAACGGTCGACAACTCTCATCCCAATGGCTTTCGCCATGCTCATGCGATCGAGAATGTTTGACGAAATGACTGTCGGCCGCATCCGGCGATACCGTTCGTCGATTAGCTCGAGGTATCCAGCCAGAACCACTGCTGATGCTGTCTCCTTACCCTTTGGTTCAAAGTCGGATATTGCCAGTAGATCACTGCGTACAAAGCGTTCGTCCAAACGATCACCACCGGTGCCCGCTTGAATGATCTTATCTGCCAACGATGAACCACGAGTGAATGCGACATCGAATCCCAACTGGATCGCATGCCGCAAAACTGCCGTTGTCAGGTGATCTTTTCCCGTCCCGCAACCGCCGATCAGAATCAGATTGGTCCCGTTGCGTCTATGCTCTTGAATGTCAACAGCGTACTTCCGGACCGTGTCTAACGCTGCCTTGCGAGCCGCCGTGTCTTTGTCGTTACCGATCTCAAAGTTTGTGAAACCGCAATTGGCATAACGCTCACCGACAAGTCTGGCCATCCTGTCACTTATCGGTTCCATTGAACGATCTCCGCTTCGACACATACTTCAACTTAACTCTGTCCAACTCTTTCGAGTTCATCCCCAATTCCTGCATTACGACAGCGATCTCTTGCCCGACAGAATCAAGTTGTTCTGCCGACTCAGATTGAGCGATATACACGAGGCACATTTCTTTGAACGCCTCGGCTTGCTCTTCGCGGGGAGTCAAAACACTGCCTCACTGAGCGGGGTTCTCTCACGTTCTTCGTAAGCACCAAGCATTGCATTGTCTGACCTCCGCGATGCCTTGTCCTGAGTTCCGATTCCAGACGGATCGTCTTCCCATCGGTCACCGTTCAACCAAGTTGTGGGATGACACAACGCATCAGGATTAGCCTTCGCTGAATAGACCCGAACACCGTCCATGATTGTGCGGATTGCACCTTCGCAATCGTGCTTTTTTCGCAGCCGGCCAAACGCCGACTTGAATGCAAGCTTTGCTTTTGCTTTATTCACCCGACGCGGGAACGCTGAATAGAACGATTCGAACTCTTCATCAGTCGGAACGATTCGCTCTTTCTGCTTTGGCGGTTCGATTGCATCCGGGAACAAGACGCCAGCGGATTTCTGAGCAACCACCTTCAGGCCGACCATTTCACCGATCGCGAGTCCAGCCGCTTCTCTCTCTTCCGCTGCCGCCGATTCCCACATGACGCGGAACCGGTCCAATAGACTGAGCTGCGCTGCCACTTCTGCCGATTGACCGTTGATCAGCGACATCGCCTGATCCAGATCAATCTTGCCTGCAATCACTGCCGACACAATCTCTGGAGTGCCTTGCCGTCGGACGACGACGGCAAGGTCCCGCAATCGGGTAAACTCACACATGGTCCTGCCCCCGCCAGCACTTACTCTTCGTCGCTCTTTGCCAACTTCCGAATAGCGGAAGACGCCTTCTTGAGAATCGTCTGAGCCTCAACAGATTCATCCAACAGCGTTGCTCTGTACTTCAGTTCTGCAGACAGAAGCTTCATTGCGTCTGACGTGTCTTCCGGCAGATCAGCCATGTACTGTTCTGGCTTATCACCGATGAAGTGTTCCCCGATCGCCTGCTTAATGCCCTTGCGCTCACCGACAGGGATTTCCTTCAGCATCGCTTCAATGCGACTGATCACGTCATCAGCATCGTATAGGCCAACGTCGTCACCGTCGGGAATATCGATCTTTGCTTCTCGGCGTAATGATCCACCGCTGATATCACGGAACGTTCCGCGCGCCCAGTCCTGCAGATCGGGCGGGGCTTCCGACAGCAACCTGCTGTACCCCACTTCTGCTTTCGCACGCCACTTGTCACGGGAGAACTGAGCCGCAGTCGGCTTGTTCCGACTCTTCTTGCCGGACTGTTCCACTTCAGCAACCGCCGCTCGCTGCTCTTCTGCAGGAAGCTTCGCGATTCTGGCCGCCGGTTTGACGTCGATCTTGCCCTCTTCGACCGCCTTAACCAAAGTCGGATCGCCGTCCTTCTGAACAGCCTTGGCATCCGCAACGGATGAACGAGACACACCCAGCTTCTTGGCTGCCGTCGCCGATGACACCGACGTCGAATCCTTGGCTGGTCGACCGACAGTCGCTTCACTCAAGTCAGCAGCAATCATTGCCCGCTGGCTTGCCGTCAAATGCCGACGAAGCACGTTTTCCTGCAGAATGATCGTGAGAATATCATCGTTCTCATTCAATTGGGAGAACGCAGGATCGACACCCGCTTTCATGCATGCCCGAAGACGATTGCGACCATCGACGATTTTGCCTTCAGCATCCGTCTTGATCGGTTTACGCAGCCCATCGGTCTTCACCGATGCCACGAGTTCATCGAACTCCGGTCCCTCCAACAGAGGAAACCTTGATGCCAGTGGATGCACGTCGTACCCGAATAACTTCTCTTGATCAGCAGCCTGAATCATAACACTTGCCCTTTCGTAGCCTATACGTTCTAAGGAACGCGAACACTAATGAAACTGAACGAAGCACCGTGCGATTCAACCCGCCGATGTTCCACCATGTTGGTGACCCCAAACAGCAACGCGAAAATCTTTTCCAGCCGTTGCAACCCTCGTTTGCCGGAAAGATTCTTGTCCCATGTAAGACGATCGCCTTTTGCAATTTCGGCGATTGCTGCTGCCTTGGCAGGATCAGCAGACTCAATGGATTCGATTGTGATCGAACGAATCTGCATGCCTGGCTTTTTAATGTCAGGATATCCGTCCGTTTGATTAACTACCATGTCCCCTCCAATTCCATAGCCTATACGATCACCGACCGTTTTTACAACACAATGTCATCGGTTCAGAAACCTTTCGTTAGGTCCGTCCTGAACCGGTCGCAACCAATCTGCTTCCTTGCATTCGATCAGCTTCCGGCGAGCCTCATGGTACTTCATGTTTGCTGGATCGTACCCGAAGTTGTAAAGCTTCCGTGCCTGCGGATATGTGCAGAACCCTTCATCGGATCGCTTCTTCAGAACGTCACGAAGATACACGACCGAATACTGGCACAACTCCATGATCTCACGTTCGGTCAACTTGCTGTCAACCAGATATTCCCGAGCCGCCTGAAACGGTCTGCCATACGTTTCTTCTTCCGGAACTTCTCGCTGCGGGGCTTTCGGATCCAACTCCAAGATTGTGAACGGATCAGCGTAATGGTTGTAGCAAAACGCCTTTTCGGCTGCCGTATCCTTGAAATTGAACACTCCACCAGAAGTTGCCTTCGGCCGCTCTGCGACATTCTTCTTTGCCGTTGCAGCAATCGTCGGAATCTCGAACTCTTTGTTCTGATCCGCAACCAGCCGGATTGCCTCTTCCATTTCCTCCGGACTGAATGAACCACCGAGGACGTTCACACCGAACTGCAGACTATGACGCTTTGAATTGCCGACGAAGTCTATGATTGTGCAATGACTTTTCTCGGAGTCTCTGACCCACTGCCGACGCTGCTCCGCCGTTTCCCCTATTGGTTCACCAATCGTTCGCGATCCTCGCCCTGCCATTTGCAGGTATCGAGTCTGCGACATCGTCAGCGCACACATCCCGATCACTTCAATGCCAGGGTGATCGTAACCCTCAATGAACTTTTCGCATCCGATGATGAACTGAGCACGATTCTCTTTGAAGTCTCGGTCCCGCCAGTATTCGACAACTTCCGGCGTATCACCGGTGATCGCCACAGACTTTGCACCGCGCCGCTTGAACTCCGCATCCATAGCATAGACTTGCTTGACGCCAGCACAGAAGACGATGCCTTGGCGCCCAGCAGCAACATTGATCATTTTGTTCACGATGTAACAGACAACCGGATCTCGACTCATATGCCGTTCTACTGAGCCGGGAGATAGATCGTGCCCATTCTTCTCGATCGCATCAACATCGACATCACGACACCGATCAACTCGCCATCGAAACGGCACGACCCACCCTTCGGAGATTCCATCCACAACCGGCATATTGAACGCAATGGAATCGAACTCGCAGCCCGGTCCAATCAGTTCAACCCCATCATGACGATTCGGCGTTGCCGTGTAGCCTATACGATGGTTCGGCCGGAAATACTTCAAGATCTCAGCCCACGAATTCCCGGCGAACCTATGACTTTCGTCGGTCCCAAGGAAATCAAATTCATCAGGCGAATACCGTTTTAGCCGATTCTGCAACGATTGAATGCTGGCGACGACGATCTGAGCTTCCCCGCGATGCGTCCTGCCCTTGCCGTGTACCTTCATTTCCAATTCGACGGTCTTATTCGTCCACTTCCGAAACTGCTTCACAGCCTGTTCTGCGAGCTTTGCACGATGAACAACGTACAAAAACCTGCTGTCCTCCGGAATGCGATCGACGGTTCCGGCGGTTATCACGCTCTTCCCACTGCCCGTACAGGAAATACAAAGAGTGCTTCTCACCCCGGAATTCCATTCATTCCAGATCGAGTCAATCGCGAGTCCCTGATACGGACGATAGACGATTCCATTCATCGATCACCCCGCAACAGTCGAAAGTGATATGTGGTTTTTCCATCGTACGTATCGACGTCGACAGCCTTGAACCCGACAGCCTGCAAGAACAAATGTGCTTTGGTGTTCTGCTCAGATACGATGAAGTCAATGAACGCCGCTTCCGACTTCAGCATCTTTCGCTTTAGATCATGCATCAGCATTCGCCCATGCCCACGACCTCCGTTTGCAACCGCAATACGGTCGATCACGATGCGGCCCGGCAACTCGTAGTAACAGCAGAAACCGAGAATCACACCATTTCGCTCAATGATCGTGCAAACCGCTCGTTCGCGCGCCATAAACGCACAGAAGTCCGCTGGATACCACCCGCCTTCTGCATGGCTGCAGTCGATCACCGAGATTGCTTCGACGTCTGCCATCTCGCATTCGCGAATGACGCATCCGATTGTTTGGAGTAGCGTTTTCATAATCACTCTCTCGACAACGGCATGTTCACATACAGGTAATTGTCCCCGTTCCGGAATACAACTGCCGTATCCGCATCGATGAAGGAAATGGAAACGACCTCTTCAGCCGGAATAGCCTTCAGCATGTCTGAAACATACTTCGGATCCATGGTCACCGTGATCGACTTCGGATTGTTCGTCTTGGTTTCAATATCCAAACGAACTTCCGAACTCCCGATCTGAGCACCGGCGGACGCGAGCTTCATTTCGTTGTCGTCAATAGTGAAATCGACGCCGCGGCTTTCTTCATCGGTCACAATCATCGCCTGACGCACCGCTGACAGCATCTTAGATGCGACGACATTGATGATCAGGGAACCAGTCTTCGGAATCACATCACGGTATCGGGGGAATCGTCCCTCAACCAATCGGCCAGAACACGACACACCACCACACCGGAAGAATGCAGAGTTGTCACCGATGGATACCTCTACGTCACCTTCCGGAAGTTTCTCGACAAGTCTCAGCAACTTCATCGGAATCACCGCCGGCCTAAACTTCTCACTGCCGAAGAAGTCGGCGGCAGCATCTGCAACCGCGAGTCTCCTCGAGTCTGTCGCAGCGCACACCAAATTGCCTTCACCCATTTCGAACATAACGCCGCCCAGGGCGTAACGTGTTGACTGGACATCTGTCGCGAATGCCGTCCGATGGATCAGCTTCCGTAGTACGGCAGACGGAATCTTCAGACAGTTTTCGAATTCACATCGCGGAACTGACGGGAAGTCTCTCGCATCTTCGGTCGCGAGCCGGAACCTTCCGGAATCAGTCTTCACAGTGATATTTTTCTCATCGACGACGATTGTCGCCTTTTCGTACGTGGCTTCAGCCAGAATAGCTGACAACCGTTTTACCGGCAGCATCACCTCACCGATGATTGAAGTATCAGCGTTCAGCAGAATCCTGATCGATACGTCCTTATCAGTCGCAGTCAAACACAATGAACCGTTCGAGACTGCTGCATGGACGTTCGATATCAATCCGTCCTTGTCTTTTCCTGTCGCCATCATGCACGACGACAACGCATCTCTCAATTCACGAACGCCAACAACGATCGACATAACACAACTCCCGGAAAGTGTTTTTCACTGTAGCCTATACGACTCAAACGCGGTTTCTGCTAAACGATTTCTGAGCATATTGCTCTGCCAGTTTGCGGATGACGGCAGATGCATCAATCCGTTGCTCCAACTGCAATTCCCCTTCGGTCAGCATCCGTTCGGACTGAAACTTCTTGATATTCAGGACCTGTTCCATGATCGGATCCAAACCATCTTCTGCGACCAGAAAGTATGCCGTCACGGGATCAGGTTGCCCGTCTCTGTGAACTCGACCGATCAACTGATGCAACACCATCGGTGACCAATCCAACTCTCCGACGACAACTGTCCGGCAGCAATACTGGAGACCATCGAGACCAGCACCGGACCGATTCGAAATGATGAAGACTTTGGATTCACCTTCCCGGAACTTCCGGAACGACTCCTCCTTTTGGGTGAGTGATTCGTGTCCGGTGTATAGGACGGGATTGTGATCCTTCAGGCGGTCCATCCATATTGCATAACAACTATGATGCCACCCCGACAGCACAACGTTCTCACCATTCTCGATCAACAATTCAACGAACGCAGCGACATACGGAGCCTTTGCAAGCCCTGTCGCCTGTCTCAGCGTATTGGAGAACTCCGAAGCCGCATGCATCCGGTCGCCTTTCTTGGCTTCCGTTTCCGCCAGGATCATCCGAGCCAGCGCCCCCGCCTGCGATTCAACCGCCTGCAAATACTTCGGATCAGAATCCACAGTGTGAGTGATAACAGATAGATCGGGGATCTCACGTCGAACCTCTTTCCGTGTTCGTCTCAGCATCTTGTGGCTCGATCGCATCCACGCGCCGAACGCTGCGGGATCTTTCAACTGAGCCTTCCGTTCCTCGCCATAGTTCGTACACCATTCCCGGAAGAACTCTTCTTTTGTTCCCAGAACGTTCTCGCCATAGATCACTCGGCCGATGTTGTACATCTCGCCGCCGTAGTTGTATATCGGGGTTGCGCTCAATCCGTAAACCCGTTCGGCCCGATCAGCGAGATAGACAGCGCCGGTGTACTTTTCAGACTCTGACCGCCGCAGTCCTTGGCACTCATCGAATACGACGGTCTGCACTTTGTGCGTATCAGCCAACGTCCGCGCCCAACTGGACAACTTCGAATAGGTGACGATGAACACATCCGGATACGGGTGTTTGATCAGCCGACCACGAATCATTTCCCGTGTCGGATCGTATGGCGTTGTCGCCTTAATAATGTGAACTTTCAGCCGCGGACAGAACCGATTCAGTTCCCGCTTCCACTGGCGAGGAAGGTGAGTATCACAAACCACCACGATCGGAACTTCACCGCATTCCGCCATGGTTGCGATTGCCGAGCACGTTTTCCCCAAGCCGACTTCATCGGCTAACAATCCTCGTTTGACTTCGACCATCCAGGACGCGGCGATCTTCTGATAGTCCCGGGGAGGAACCGCAAGATTGAATTCCCGTGAGACCTTGCCCTCATTGATAATCTTGTCGATGACTCCCTGTTTCTGCTCAAACGCATTCGCGCGACGAAACAATGTCAACGTGTCTTTGCTATCCAGCGGATACCGAGCACAGAACCATTCAAGGTCCCGGCACGTTTCATCGTCGGCCGGCAACTCGATCGGAGTTGCATTAACATTGATCTTCGGAAACAACCGCTTCAACATCATGGCGGCATGCGGTTGACACTGGATCTGCCATCGCTTCCCTGAATAGGCCAACTGCATTGTGCCAACGAATGAACTCATTTTGTTGACTCAACACTCCTTGAAACAGCCGGTTGCAGGACTCGAACCAGCAACATCCAAGATACAAGCTCGGCGCTCTACCAATTGAGCTAAACCGGCGTCAGAAACCACCAACGAACAAAACGCAAAAAGGCTTCTCACTTTCGTAGCATATACGTCGGTGAGTCGCCTTTGTCGTGACCAATATCAAACTTTCCACAGCATCATGCTCGAGGTATCGACCGCACTGAATCATCACGGCAGCCGGAGTTCCAGCGACCTTGCATTCCAGTCCGATCGTGCCGACCATGAAATCAATCCGGTCAGCATCTGAAAGAATCACCTCGCGTCTGAAGTCGTAACTGCGGATATTCAGAATCCGCTCGATGACGGACTGCATGGCTGCCTCATTATCGGACGGTATCACGTACGATTTCAAAGCAGCAATGACGTCGTCAACCTTCGCCTTCATTTTCTGCCTTCGCAGTCTTCAGCTTCATCTCGGAGAACCTCACGAGCCGCTTGCCGCCCTCGTCGATTGGAACACTGTCGATGCCGTATTCATCCATTACAGCGAGACAGTTCATCTTGGCGGCATCCTTCTCAGACTTTTGTGCGTTGTACGCACGCAACTGAGCGACATACTCATCCGTCGCCTTCTGGACGGCTGGCGGGATCTTGTCCCGCCAGTCGCCCAACTGCCCCTTGGGAATCTCCTCACCCTCCGACTGGACCGGCAACGGCTCTTCCACCGCTGCAGGTTCTTCCTCGGCAGCCTTTGCTTTCCTCTTTGCCATGACACCCCTCTCTCTTCACAAACTCATCCAGAAACCGACCGGTCAGTCCGGACGGGTAAAACTTCTCATCGAACACGACACCGACGCATGACGCGACACTATCAATTCGCGTCGATTGAATCACGACAACCTTGCCGCTCGAAAGCATCAGGCTTGTCTCGATATAACCAATCTGACCCGGCAGTTCAGATCCAGCCCAAAGATCAGTCACCAGTTCATCAATGTCATACCCGGTCAACATCCTTTCGCCGAGAATCACACCGTGGAACTGAATTTCCGACCTCAGTGACCTCGGAGACTCATACCCACGAGAAATCCAAACTGCCGTCCCATGTGATGCAGAACCAAGATGCTTCATAATCACAATCCCACTGAACGACTCACGAAACTGTCTGCCAGACAACAATATCGACAGACTTCAATACCGCTAAAAGACCACATGATTTGCAAAACGTCCACACTATAACACTGCGAATCCGCAGCGTGTCGGGGATGTCGAACACCCGCCCACGTTAGAGTTCAACAATCTTGCCGTACTGAATCGCTTTTTTGCCGTCCTTCAGTTCATGCTCAAACCGGATCAACTCATCCACTGACTTATCCGTGAACAGTCTGCGTACAGTGTCTTGGCTGCATGAAGCGACGATCGCTATCTTTGCGATTACAAGATCTCGCGTTGAATCGTTTACTACACTCATAATTGACCCCTTAGACTTCATCTAATTTCTTTGCGGCTTCGATCAATTCTTTTGATGGGTTCCACAAGCCTTGCTTACCAACTACAGGTATCGGAGTTTCAAACATTCTTGGGCTATCGCACTTCCAACCGAACCGGCCTTCACCGTAATAGCCGACCGCATTCTCAAGATCACTGCCGCCGTCCATCATCGGAATGCACGCTGTAAGATCAACAACCCCGACAGCACATCCGAAAGAACTACCGCACGACTCGAACAGCCTTTCGGCCTGCTCATCCATTCCGTGTTCGCGAAGCATTGTCACAACACGATCGATGTCATCCTTTCGAGCATTGTCGTTCAGCTTGGCAGCATGAATCACAAGCGGACCACGATACTTCGTCTCCCATCCGCGAGTCTCGAATTCCTTGAGACCCATGACCAGCAAACTGGCATATGGCTGCCATACGGTTAAGACTTTCATTGCCCCTCCCATTCACGACGAATCTCTTCCTGAGCCTTGTCCATCGCACGTTGAGTGCGAAGATCACCGAGGAACTCTTTCGCAGCGTCCAGGGCTTCCTCCATAGACTCGCCTTCCTGCCACGCCGGCTTGTTCTCGGCACGAACTATTCGACGAATCAGACCGACAGCGCGAGCGTAGTTTTTCTTGCGTGACATTAGACATCCTCCTGATCGGAATAGCATATACGCCAACAGCATGAATTGCGAACTATTTCGACGCGAACTTAATCGCTGCCTGCCACGCTTCCCACTGAGCCTGAACGGCTTCGTTCCTGAACGTGTATTCCCCGGAATCCAAGTCAAGATCCGCAAGGCAATACAGATCGATCTCATCTTGCTCCATACAGCATCGGCATCGATCGCGAATCCACGCTTCGAAATCATCATGCAGCATTTTCGCCATCACTCACCTCAAAACGGGATATCAGACCACTCAACAGGATGGACGGCATTGCGTTGATGCATCCCAGCTTCGTTGTAGTAAAACGCGCCGTGCGCTTTCTCATAGAATCCAGTACGATCGTGACGACCATCACCACCAAACATCAGCACAACTCGGCGATCATTTTCCGGAGGATAATGGCAGCAACCAGCGATGTAGCCTGCAGCCGAATCGACCTGAGTAACACCGCACTTTGCGCATTTGAAATGGCTCATTGGTTCGATCTCAAAACAATGTACGTGGGATCTCTTTTAGCCGATCAACTGCGATCTTCGCGTAGTTCTCGTCCATCTCTATTCCGATCGCTCTGCGACCTTCCAGCTTCGCTGCAACCAGCGTTGTTCCTGATCCAGCAAACGGATCAAGCACGACACTGGTTTCGCACGTCACCAGTCGCACAAGCCACCGCATCAAGGCGACCGGCTTTACTGTCGGGTGATTATTCCCGGGACCGCGATCTTCAGAACTTGCTTTTGCACAATAGAAGAACCTGGAAGCGTTGCCAGCATCTGCGCCACGATGCTGTTCGCAGGATTCCTGACCAGCGAATTCACTGTAAGCGTTTTTGAACTTCGCTGACGACCGGCGAGTCGGGTTTGCTCCGCTCGTTGTCTCGGGAAACTGCTCGACAACTTCTTCACTACCATCGTGAATCAGGTTTGCCGGCCAACGACCATGATCTGTTGTGCCAATAGCCTTAGAACCACCATCAAACCCAGTCCCACCGCCGACTCGTCCTTCGTAAACAACACTGTTTGTCTGTTTGGGATCTATTTCTCGCAATGGGCGCCCGAATGCTTCGATCCTGCAACCGTCAATATTCAACGCACCTGTCCGATGCTCCAATACATTCTGCACAACGGTTCCGATCAAAGGACGACGCGCCAACGTGATAGGCTCAAGTGCTGGCTTCAATGCCGTGCCCCAACCGTCCCATTGTTTTGCGGCATCAGTTGACGGCGCTGTGAGTGTTGGAGTTCCCAAATCACCTCCTTCTGTACACACATTCTCACCTCGTCCTCGCTTAATGTTCGGTCGTCTCGCAGCAAATTTATGTTGCCCAACAACCTCCCGTTCCGCTCCTGCCGCCTTGTCGATCGCCTTTGAAACATCCATCGACTTCGGAAAGCCTGAACCGTACACCCACGCAATCATATCCCTGATCTCGAAGCCAGCGTCTTCGATGTTCACAGCCATTCGGTGATGCGTTCTCGTACCGGCGAATGAAAGCAGATGACCGCCTGGCTTTAATGCATTCAGAACAGCCATCCATAGTTCCACGGGAGGAACAGTGCTGTCCCACGTTTTGCCCATGAATCCCAAGCCATACGGCGGATCGGTCACGACGGCATCAACTATCCCAATGTGCGGGATGACCTTCCGGCAGTCACCGCAAAAGATCGTAATCCCATCCTTGTCGTAATAGGGCACCATCCCACCACATCCCTTCAACCAGAAATCCCCATCAGCCGACAGTTCGTCACAACTTCATCCAATTCAGCCGGAGTCCACGGAACCCGCTTCTCGTGAAACGGCTTCGCCAGTCCAGTTCGTAGCATATACTTTGAGACGGAATCACCGTTGAAGGAATCCCGGAAATCTCCCAAAGTTCGACCATACATGTCGACCTCTGAACTGATCCAGGACAGCCGATACTTTTCCTTCATGCAGATCTGCAACCACAGTTCAACAACTGTTTTGACCATTCTGCCGGCCTGCGTTGACTTCTCAGGACAGTCAATGCCAGTGATCCTTGTCGTCACTTCCTTGAACGTAAAAAACCCAAGATCCAGCATCAGGACCTGAGTGTCGCCGTCGATGACGCGAATCACTGAATGAACAAACGGTTCAAAGGCTTTCTTCATCGCAATTCCTTTTCATCTGATTGAGTCTGATCGCAGCCGACAACTCTTCCAGTTCGTCTTCGAGATTCAGATCAACGGCATAATCACATTGCTCGCTAATCTCTTTCTCGCAACAGCCGATAACCTTCATCCACTGCCGACGAACAGCAATCGCCTCACGGTTCTCTGACTCAGTCGATCGCCACTGAGCACGAAGCCTGGCTGGAGTCGCTGGCATTCGCTGGATCATTGACGTAGAAATCCACATCGGCATCACTTTCAATGAAACGGACCGAGGCTCACAACTTCGTCGATCTCGGTAATCTTCCAGCCGGTACGCTTCAAGCCAACTTGCTTACCAAAAGCAATATCGTAATTCGGTGGCGAATTCGGATGCATGAAGGCATGAATCACAACGCCAATAGTGTCATCAACCTTCACAACGTCGCCGACCTTCAGCCGAGGCTCGCAGCCAATAGGCTCAATCGTCATCGCGATCTTCGGCGGTCCAAGCTTCGATTCAGCCCGAGTCCCTTCAATCCGGATCGCAAGGTGCATCATGCTCACCGTGCTACCACGGAAACACACAACGCCATCGAGCGAAACGATCTGGCCAGATCTGTACGCTGCCGCAATCGCCTGGCCGACGTCTTCGGTTACATCCAAGGAACCAACAATATCGGAAGAGCAGTATCCATCGAACTTAATTTTGTTCACCAAAGGAATCTTCATCGCATCTCCAGTTCTGTCTTAATCTCGCGAATCACCTTGTTGATCTCGTCATTCACACGCCCGCCGAGATGCGGAGTGCTAAACGTGCCGACCTCGCACGCAAGACGACCGGACAGAACATTCAGCTTCTGCAGGATCGGCCCGTAGACGTAATCCATGCAGGCATCTTTTGCCTTCTCTCTGGTTTCGGATACGTCTGTGCCTTTCGTATGCGGAACCTCTCCAGCCGCAGTGAACCACGCATCAACAACGCAGCCGCCGCGCTCAGTGTCGCGGAATTCTGTCTGCACTTCGGATCGTTTAATCATGCCAACAACACTCCTGAATCGAACGAAACACCACTGCCAACAGATACGAACAACATCGCTTGAATCACGGAACGCAATCAGCAAAACATCGACCGAAACTCTCGGTCCAATTCATTCATAGAGGATTGAACCTCAACAGCATCGAACGGGCATTCTTCACTCTCACGTCCCGCCATAGACACATCGTTCGGAATCGAATGCGTAAACCCGTTCTGATCCGTCCAACCATAGTGCGTCTTCGAATCATCCAGGCTTCGACGACGGCGATTTTGTTTGCTGGCAGACGGTTTTGACTTCACAGAACTGGATGACGGGACCGAACACCCGCGCCGATGCAATTCCGCCAAGCAAATTGCCCGAAGATTGGCACTAAGATTCTCAGCGCACCACTCCAAGTAATTCTTCGGCACCAAGGTGATTAACTCGCCCTTGTGCTTCCCGAATTCCATGCGGTAAACGACCGTCTCTTCCATGACAGGTCCGTCATCCGCGAACATCGACCGATGACGAGTCTGTACCACCGGACTGCGCGCCGAATAGTCCTTCCCGGTCCGTGTCTCAATCTCCGACACGATGACACGAAAAAACTCTGTCTTACTCAACTTTGGTGAACCGTTCCATCCGGCCCATAGAGTCTGCAACTCTGTATCGCTCAACGAGTCGAGCGCGCGCCCTTTGTGCTTACCAGATGGTACAACGAATGATCGTGTCATAGTCTTATCACTCAGTCGGGCGCAATAGAAAGGCTTACTTCACAACTTCGTTGTTCAGTATCGCAAACACAGGCTTAGTCATCAGGCCAACGTCTCTGACTTCAGTTCAGATCGGTTCAAGCCCCGGTTCCCGCGCTTAGGCGGAAACACGGGTGATCTCTCTGACTTTCAGACGAGTCGGACGAAACCCACGACGGCAATTTCAAAGGCGATATCCGTTCAAATTCCTCTCGCCTCGACACCTGATAGCAGATGGGAACCGGAAAGGTTCTGCGTATGTCGATACTGGTGGACAGTCCTGTTGAGGACCGTCCGAAATCTGGCAGCAGCCAGTCTGCCCGATCGTTTCACCGTTTCCGGCGTTAGTGGCTGATCGAGACACCACATCAGGTTGTTTCAAGGCACAAAAAAAGCCCACGCAAAGGGGCGAATCCTCTGCATGGGCCTTTTTGTTGGCAGTCGAAACCACCAAGTGTTCTCTGAGCACCGATATTCGCCATCGGTTATGCGGTGAAGATTAGCGACGTCAAACGGAACGTCAATGTAGCCTATACGAAATCTGAAAAGATTTTTGTCAGATTGTCTTGCTCACCAGTTCATGAAGCCGGATCAACGCCTTTTCTTCAACCAGATCGAGTTCAGGAAACTCTTCAACGTATTGCTTCAGATCATCCAATACGGGCCGATGCTTCAACAACGATGCGACAGCCGCCTTCAGGTCCGTCAAATCGTCTATGAGCCTCTCCAGCCGCCCGGGACGGGCAATCTCGACCAACATGTCATCCGCGACAGCAAACGCCGACGCTGCAAGCCCTGTGACGCGAGAACCATTCGCCAGCATGCCCTGCATAGCCTGCGCAGCCAGAAGCATCCGAATTGAAATGCCGTCGCTTGTCTTACGGTATTGACCGAGCCATGAATCGCTCGGAGTGATCGGAACGTCTGGAACCGGAAACGCTGATTCAGAACCGAGGGTGCTCATAATTGTCTTCCAGCAATCAATTCAGTGACACTGACACAATCCACCATTGTTGTGATACGGTCCGCGAGAACCACGCGGATCGTCTGATCCATAGTGATGACCTGGCTCACCGTACCAGCCGGAGCCGTCTCCGCAGCAGTCGCAGATCTGAACATCGTGCGGTTCGGCCTGATCTGCAATCCAGACCGGCACAGCCGCAACCAAGTTTCCTTCCATCGCCGTACGCTGCTCGCACGGTATCTGATGAAGGTTGATGAACCCAGTGCCTTCACATCGAGTGCAGATCATGTCGCACTTTCCTGAATCGCTCGCCACGCTTTCAGCAACCGATCGACGTTTGGTTCTATTGACTCAATGTCCCGGGCACTGCTTTGAAAGCGTATAGACCCAATGTCCGGACCGCTCGGCCGACCGTAGATCGCAAGGCAAAAACCGATCGAACCACCCGGATACTGCCGGTTGTCCCACAACTGAAGTTGAACAAAGAATCGTTTGTCGGGATTATCCTGGCACTTCGGTTCCCATTGGAAATGCTGATACCAGACGTGTTCGAACTTATCATGTACACTGACGGTCGACTTGTTCCAGCCAAGATCATCGAGCCGGATACAGATCTGATCAAGTTCCGGATCCGCCATCGGTCAGAACTCCTGCTCACTGAAACCATAAGTCAACTGCAACATGATGCCGCCGACAAACACAAGCAGAAACGCCACCACGCCGAACAGGCGAAAGAATTCAACGATGGACATTGAGACCTCCAGTAGTCATTCGCTTAACCCATGAAACAACATCCTTGACACCGGCGTGAATCAATCCGGACGAGAACGCTGCATACGTCGCCTTCCGGACTTTTGGTTCATTCCCAATGTCGATCGACAACAGAATGCTGGCATCATCGACAGCAAGCTTGAAGATCTCAGCACCAGCGCCGGACACGGCGAGCTTGATTGACAGTTCTGCTTCCCGCTGAGTCATCGGTCCCTGTTCTTGACCTTCCATCGTATTCACCCTCTCGATTCAGTTCTGAAGATCACTCGAATGCGGCATGCAGAGTTCACTCACTCTAAACAACACGCCTCTCTCATCAGCCAATATCGCGTACCAGATCAACACCGGTTCGTGATCGTCATATGTGAACAGCCTTGCGTTCACTTCCCACACGACGCATTTCCGGCCGCCGTAGATAACGCCTTCACCGTCTTTGAACGGGCAATTCGCTTTCGCCCAGGCTGTCGCTGCAGTTTCAGCTTCCTTGTGCGCGTCGATTGCTGCTGCCAGATACTTTGCCAGTTCCGGTGGAGCCGCCACGTTTACTCATCCTTAGAAATTTCACCCACTCAGCCGTATCAACGTAAACCTGACGACCATCACGGAAAGCAATCTCGATGCCGGCAGCCGTTGCACGTCTCAGAAGAGACTCCCAACCATGGCGAGCCAATCCGGATCGCTCTTTGAACTCAGCCAGCGGCAGAATCTCTCCAGCCACGATGCCTCGCGTTTGAGTCTTCGCACTCATGCTTGTAGCCTATACGAAAGAATCGGCGATTGTGATTACAGAAAACAATTATTCTAGCAACTACTCTGCGAATCCGAGTTTCTTCATCAGTTCATCGGCGAATGTGACCGCTGCTGCTGGAAGATCAGCGAGTTGATTAGAATCCTGCCAGTCCGATCGCCCGATCACTCCCGGGGAGAACGACAGACTTCCAGTGACGAATGCAATAGCAATGTCACGACGAACAGCATCCCTGATCAGGTTGTCTGTCACTTCATCGCCGGACAATGGAACGCGGAGATTCACGCAGGCAGTGGCATCTGAGACAGAAGGAAGTTCCTCGAATGGCTTCACCTCGCGATGCAGCATCATCGGAGTCAGATCAGGAAGTTCTGCTTCTTTGCATCGCACGGACAGGACAGCGTTGCCTCGCTTGCACCCGTGCATCATGTCCATGAAACGCTCGGTAGCCTTCTCCCAATGACCGGCGGGCCATGTGCTCCATCGGACCTGATCTCTCCATTCACTAACAGTCGCTCGGTTCTGGACGACATAGGAGACAGGCTCTTTGATTGGCGCTGCGGGAATAGGATCAGCAGCAACCGGCTTATCCAGCAACGCCATGGCTTCAGCCTCGGTCAGCAGGCGACGATAGTTTGCATCAGTGTCCCATGGACGGACAGATGATTCGGTTCCGTCCTTTCTGACAAGCACATACGAATCTTTCGACATTCGTTTTACGAATGCCCCGCCGCTGTGAAGGACAGTCCAATACTGCGGGAAAGACTCGCCTGCAGCAACATCTGCTTCGAGCTTCTTCAGAACAGATTCAGCATTGTCGACCATCTTATGCTCGAGTTCATCCACGAGATCCGAGACCTGATCTTGCGGAGAGTTAATCTGAATCTTAGGTTCGTGCTTTTCACACGTCGGCCATGTGCCGAAGATTTCTGGCAACGTCTTTGACTGGGCGGAATAAGGATCGACGCAATCAAACGATTTGCACCAAGGAATAGGTTCCCATCCAGCATCGATCAAAGACCCACTGAATTTCACCACCTTGTACTGAGTATCCTGATCTCGCAGTACAACGTGTTCGGTTGTGTCTTGATGAAATCCAGCACAATAAAATCGCCGCCCCTGCTTGTTTCCCCACCATTCGCCGGGCTGCGGAAATCTCAACTCACCCATCACAACACCAAACCTTTCCAATATCAGTCCAACCCACTCCAGCGACCACCGCCGGAGAACCCATTCACAACTGCCGAATCTTCACCCTGAAGCAAGGAAGCCTCTTCCAGTTCCTTCTGCTTTGCCTCAGCAACGATCGCATCCACGACCTTGCCAAGTTCACCACCGCAGATCCGATAACCCTTCTCTGCATACTTATACGTTCGCCGCAGAGTCGATTGCGGGAACTGCAGGTCAATCACCTTCAGCCGCATCATCGCCATGTCCAATAGGCTCGACTGATGCATCCAAAAAGCACCACCGGACGTCAGCGCGAACGCACACACCGTGAAATCGAATGCCTTAATCGTTTCCACCGCATCAGCAAAGAAGTGCTGCTTAATGATCTGCACCCAATGACCTTTGGGCGTCTTGTAATTCAGCGACGTCGGAAGTTCGACCGTCAACGTCCACTTGGAATCCTTTGCAGCCTTCCGGATCCGCTCGACTTCTTTTGCGTCACGACACCACACGTCGATATCGCAGCCTTTAACAATCCGCTTCTCCTGAAGCCACTCCCGCAGGCATCCGCCGGCGATCCATGCGTTGCCGTTGATTCCCAACGGTTCAAACACCAACTTGTCGAAATAATCCTCCGCGGCCTTTACGACTTCGTCGTCAGCCAATTGGATGAACTCGTTAGTCAACATCTTCGACAATCTCCCCTTCCGTAAATGGACCACCAGCCAAGTTCTCGTAAACTCGGTCCCAGAACATTCGGTCACTGCAATCCATGATGTAGCCTTCGTTCATCATGTCGCCGCCCTTGGAAATGATATGAGTGACGCACGTCATTGCCTTGGCGATATCCTTCTCTTCGTCCGTGCCCTTCATTGCGTCGATTGCCTGAAGAATCGGGCATTCACGGCACTTCTTTCCCAAACAGCACATCAGATAATTCTCAGGCATCTCGACCGGCGCCGAGCGAATGTACTGCTGATGAATCTTTGAAAGCTCGCCTTTACGTTCCTTGCCAAACATATACGGCAGCCGAGCCAATTCACTCAGCCCAGACTTCGCCTCGTACATGAATTTCGTCTGCTCGAATCCTTCCTCGCGAACATGTGCATTGATTGCAACATGCCACTCATGGAAGAACTGGTGTCTTGCCTGAATCTCCAGCTTCGTTTGGGGTTCCGTCTTCATTGAACTTCTCTCCGCACTCGTTCAGGAATCACGATCACTCTGTCATGCGGTTCAACCGCCCTTCTGATCGGCTCAGAAACATTGAGACCAGCCCCGATCATCATTTCGCGAATCTCATCGGAATAGAAGTACAACCAATTCACTGAGATATAGCCCACCCGATCTTGGATCCGCTGATTGATCTTGCGAATGAAGTACGACCGACGATCCACATCCCGAGGGTTCTTAAACCTCCACCGCTCCATCAACCATGCAATGTGGTAAGACGACCACGACCAAATCATGCATCCGCATCGTTGCTTCCACTTTGACTCAATCTCTGCGATCACCTCATATGCCTGTCGCTTAGCCACCGGTCACCTCTCCATTAACCAACGGACATCAACTTCAGAAACCCATTCTCCGGACTGATCCGGAACTGCGAGCCGAATACCTCAACAGCCTGTTTCGCTTCCTCGCCCTTCAGATCCATTTCGCTCACCGCTTCTGCCGGATTCCGGATCCACTTCAGCAGTCGGCCGGCTTCGACGTTGATTGCCAGCATCAATTTTGGGTTGAAATGCAAATGCATGTTGCCGTTCTTGAACGCTCGGACCGCAACCAACGGTTTCCCGTCGTGAAGCTTCAGAACGTTCTGCTTATTCGACTTCCACTCATAGTTTTTGTGCGAGTCATTGCAGGAGAACCCAAGGTTGTTGGCGACCGTCACGATATCCATCAGTAGTTCAGCGGCCCGCACATCCAGCCCGCGATTCTCTTGGCGTTCCCACGAGTAACCGCTGGTGCTAATGCCGCCGTGTGAGATCACCATCCGATACTCAAGCTTGTAATGGCTGACGTTATTGTCGTTTCCGCTGAAGTCGTACCGTTTCTCTTGGTATCGCCAGTCGCACTTCGTCCAGACACGATCGTTGCTCTTGTACTTCTCGACATTGCTGTCGTTGCTGAGAGTCCGGAAAAGATCAATCAACTGCTCATCGCAGTAATCGTTCGCCCACTTGCTCACCCAGATCAACACCGCATAGATGTTATTCCGAGTGAAGTCGACCGATACTTTGTCCTGCAGTGAACTCAGAAACAACTTCCGCTGCTTTGATGCGAGCCGATTGGTGATCGTCTTCATCTCATCAAACAGCATCTTCCAATAATGATTCTTCAGCCCCTCGATCTTCATCTTAATCGCAGCAAGAACACCCTGTTTGCTGACACCGAGTTCCAGAAGGATCTCAACGTCCACCTTCAGGGCGCCTCGATAGTTCTCGATCAATTCCATCAGCCGCTTGTCGTATGCGTCGACCAGGGCATCAACGATGCCACCGCTGCCAGACGTGATCTTGTCGTTCATCTCGAACTCTTCGTCATCTTCGACCTTTACGTCAAAGATGTTCAGTTCTGGCAGCATATCCTCGATCACTGAGTTGAACGCATTCTCCTTCCCGAAGTCGACGCGAATGATCTCAACCTTCGCTCGGGCCGCACGATCAGCGTCTTCGAAGTCAAATTCACCGAGCGACTTCACCGAGGACTTGCGAGACTCCAATGCATGTTTCAGCCTGACGTTGTCTCGCCACCGCCGAGGAACGATGAAGTAAGCATACGATGCGCTGCCTTCTCGCAAGATGCGATGCATCCAGTGTTCGAACTGACTGTAAGGCGGATTGCAGAAAATCACGTTCACCCGTTTGTCGGCGAGCGCCTGCTCATCGAATTCGGTCCCGATGATGCCAATCTCTTTCGGCATATTGTTCTGATGGTGAATCGCCTTCTCGATCGCATAGCATTTCACCTTCAGATTGGTTTTTGCCATGTTCTTACTGATCGCCGTCAGAACTCGACCGTCACCGGCGCCGATGTCCAGAACGCTAATGCTGTCTTTCCCGCAACCACCGTACAGGCGATAGAGATCCTTAACGACAAGAGCGATCATCTCCGACGACGATGGATACCACTCGAAATCCTGATCGTCTTCTCTCAGCGCGCGGACAGTTGCAGCCGTACTCATTCGAATCTCCATTGTGCTCGTGTGGTGTACGAGGAAAGAACCGTTATAGCCTATACGTCTGCGGGTGGATCAATCGCCAATAATTGTTTTCTGAGTTCTTCGATTTCCTTGTTTTTCTGATTCAAAGCGTTCTGCGCACGCTCACGTTTGTCTTGGCGAAGAATCTCGCGATGCTTCGAATCAATTGGATGCCCCAACGTGTCGGCCGACTTGATAAGTTCCTCCAGCCAAGTGACCTTATCCGCAGATAACTCGCGATCGATGCGTTGTGCTGCCATTGCCTTCGCTTCAGCTTCCGAGCAGCACATATAGCACTCGACATTGCAATTCCCTGAACCGTCCCTGTATTCGCTCGCATTCCACATCAGATTGCCGCCGGACTCACCGAATAGAGTAACCAACTTCAGGCGACATGGAGCACGACGATAACGATCTGCTTCATCGCCTTCACACTTCAGTTCCTCTTTTGTCAACACGCGAACACGACCGTAATCGACGGTAACGAAGTGCGTCACTTTTCCATCAACCCAATCTTCCAGCCGTCGCAATGCCGGCATCTGCTGAAGCTTCAGTAAAACAGACTTGCGTTCCTGCTCGACAACGCGAAGTTCGTTCCGAGCCTCTGAGATCTTGCCGACGATATCGGCCAACCGCTGTTCGGCCGACGCAAACTCTGCGTCAACCTTTTCCGTCGGGGCCTTGTCGTAAACCCGCTTCACAATGTGAACACGATCATCCAGTTCGAGAACCGGCTCGCCGTCCACATCGCCGAATGTCTCAAAGTAATCGCGAACCACGAATCCCTGACCATCAGGAAGGACAGACACAACCTCAACAGCCTTGCCATTCTTCAGGTACTTCATCACTTGCCCCTCAATAGGTTGAAAAAGAAAAACGGCAGCCGGATTCGAACCGGCAATTCAGTCTGCGCCTCGTTTCTGCCCCAGTCCCCGGGTCAGTTTAATAGACTGGTGTCCGCCCACAACTTGATGCTTTCTGCTGCTATCCAGGTGTCATCCCAGACGCCCAATTTGAGGGCTTTGGTTGCCAACCTTCGCTGGTGACTGCCCAGCGACAGCATCAAAGGCTTGAAAGAACCTGACCACTCTGCCATTTCACGCTCACAGAATCACCCAACAAACTCTGACGTCAGAAGTCTGTGAATGTCCTGATATGCTTCCTCATATGATTTCGTTTTGCGAGTCTCGACCTCTGCATGACTGCTGCACGGAACAATCGCCGTGAACGCACATCCTATTGGCTTGCCATTGGACGGAACGTTCCACCAGACCTTCAGTTCGCAACCGCATTCCATGAACACGGAAGCAGGGCGAGCAGGACGTTCCGGATTGCTGTCGCTCATTGTTCTCACCGATTCACCAACTCAACGGAAACGACGAATCGGTCCATCTCGGGAAACTGCTTCGGATCAACAACGATACCGACTTTCCCGAGGCTTGCACTTTCGCCCATACCCACATCTCTCAGCCGGACATCTGCCGAGTGAACCTGCACCTCAGACAATGTGGAGATTCGCTTGCTGTAACCATCAGCGTTATACGCCGTAATCGTCACCATTGCCTTAGCCATAATCCCCTCATAGTTTCTACTCGTAAACGCGGACCATTTGCACGATGCCATGCCCGGTTGCAACCTGATACAGCACTGGTTCCGGTCCACCGGGTAGCGCTCTGACCCGTTGCCCGCCTTCGGTCATCAACTGCGATGAAACCACAACCTTCGTTGTCTTACCATAGCAATCATTCACAGTCAGTTCGTCCTTCTCTTCAACGACGCGAACGCGAAGACCGGTTTCGATATGCTCGAGAATCATGACTGCTCCATTCGTATCGTGGTGTTGAATCGATAGGGGCTTTCCGGATTCCCCTCCAGTGACATTCGGTCCGTTCTGCCTTTCCGGTCGCAGCACTCAGGACCACTCGTAAATCGGGCTACCCGCCCTGGGATGTATTCTATGAATGCCAACCGGAATTGAACCGGACCGTTTCCAGCGATGCGAGGTGTCGCACTCAGCCTACCCTTGCGGGTCATCTTGGCAAATTGCGAGAGCCGAATTCGAACCGACAGACCACCCGCCTCGTCCAAAGGATGACTCACATCCCTTGGACGTCGCGGGCCGCTCTACCACTTGGCGTATCTCGCGTCAATAACAAATAGCCGGAGCGGGAATCGAACCCGCCGCATGAAGCTTATGAGACTTCAGAACCACCTTGATTCATTCCGGCGACAATGAATGACCCTATCGGGATTTGAACCCGACTCACCGCCTTGAAAGGGCGGTATTCTGAACCTGGCTAAACTATAGGGCCGGTTGCGGTGTCAATGAACGCTACACCGCTCGCGTTGTCATTTCCAATGATCTACTTCATGGTACACCCCCGAAAATTGTGAGTCATAAACAAGCATCCAACAATCAGCACTGTTCTGACACAATTACGACACGATCAGGACACTGTGAGGACTCTTTTAGACATTTTGTAGGCTATACGAACGGAATGCAATTTCACAAGTGTTTTCGTTATTGTTTTCTGGCAGACAATTTCCTGTGACACTTCCAGACCGACGCTTTAGTGTCACGCAAACTGTCACGGGGAAACGTCTGATACGATCGCCGATGCATCGAACGACACTTTCAGATCCCAATCAACCAGCACGATTACGACACGATCAGGACATCATCACGACACCGTTGATGTTTTCGTAAAGCGTAGGTCGCTGGTTCGACTCCAGTCGGCGGCTTTCAAAAAGCCCAATGAAAACGGGGGATTCAGCACAAAACTGAATCCCCCGCAATCATCAAAAACCCAAGGTGTCACGCCAAGTGTCACGAATGTGTCACGGAACCGGCCTGTCACTTGTTTCACTCGGATCACCTGCATTCTTCCGGACGTGCCGCCTGATCTCGTCCATCGTGTCCCGCGCAGTGATCGAAACGTAGTAGCTCATCGTCGTCTCAATACTGGAATGCCGCATCAACTGCTGCAACAACCCCGGCGGGACGATCTTTGCCCACCTAGTTCCGAACGCTCGCCTCAGATCGTGCGCTGACGCAAACTTCTCAGAACCGCCCTTCTCATCAACCTTGATGCCGGCCTGCTTCCCTATTTCGACCAGCCAGTTTGAGACCGTATCCACGCGACGGGAAACCCTGCCATTGATCCCCATTGGATTAAAGACGAACCCTGCCCGTTCATCCTCGGGAGTCTCCAGCAGGAATTCCCCGAATTCGTCCACCACCGGATAGACCTGAGTCTTCCGGTTCTTCTGGTTCTCCCCGTCGATCATCAAGCAGACGTCCCGTTTCCCGTCCACCCGAACCCGGATCCCGTCCGCCCATTGGTCCCAAGTCAGGGAAAGGGCTTCCCCGAGCCGCAACCCAGACAACCACAGGCCCCTCAGCAGATACCGCAACGAAGCCTCAGCCTCAACCACCACAACCTCATTAACGGCCCGTGGCGCTCGTTTGACCGCTCCAGACGGCTTCTGAGACGTCTTCTCAGCAACCTCAGCCAATAGGGCCGGTCTCACGGCTTCCAGCATGCGGTCGAACTCTTCGCCGGTGATCGGGCGCCCCTTCATGAGTTTCGCCCCCTTCGTAGTCGCCTTCACCCGCTTCGACACCATCGGGACCGTTTTGATGTACCCGCGGTCCTTTGCCCAGTTCAATGCGGTCTGAAGGTGCTGGAAATACTTCTTGACGGTCGAAGACGATACGCCACGCTTCTTAGCCAATAGGTGGAACCTCGATACCCAAGCATCGTTGATACGAGTCAGCGTATCTGGCGACATCAGTTCCTGAATCACGTTCAGGGAACCTTCCACGTTCTGAGCGTACCGATCGCTCCAGTTCGACAGGTACTGAGTCGTAAACTCCAGCCGGAAGGCTTCCCACTTCATGACGCCAACGTGAACGCCACCGCCGGAGTTCAGTTCTTCCTGCCACTTCCAGGCTGCCTTCTCAGCGGCCTTCCAGTCACTCAGACCCGAGGACTTCTCTCGAGTCTTTCCGTCGACAGGGTCAATGTACCGAAGATAAAGGTACGTGCGCCCACGATCGACCACGGTAACGACAATGCCGTCACTCATCGCATCACTCCATCAGTGATATCACCATCCAGAGAAATGCCGGAAACCGAGGATGGAACGACGGCTTGTCGGGGATCAGCCTATCCGGCGAGTCTCATTGTGGCAGATTCAGGGAGTGACGCAAACCTGATTACTCACTGTTGTCCTTACTCTTGATGGTCTGACCACAGATCAAACATACCTGCGAACCACTAGCATTGCCGTATGTGTCGCCATACGGCTTTGTGATCTCATGCTGGCAAATCAGATCGGACTTCAACGCCTCAATCCGTTTTTCGCAGGCTTCGCGTTCTGCCTTGATTCGGAGAGCAACACTCTCGGCGACTGCCCTCGCGCGGGAGTATTCCTGAAGTTTCTTCATCGCCTCGTCGGCATTATCAAACGACGCGAGAACTGAACGAACGACTTCAGCCGGAAGATTGATCTGCATGCTCAGAGTTCCTTCATCGCGGTCTGAACGAGAAGTTTGGCGATCGTCAATCCTTGAATCGAAGCCTTGGCAACGCCATGCATTCCAAGAGACTCAACCGACTCACTGCTGATTTCCTGCATGTTCAGGTCAATCTCCCGGATCACCCGCTCGAACAGGGCTTTCGCCTTGGAACCTGCAACGTCCCCGGGAACGTCGCAAAACCCAAGGAATCGATGCCGTCCCTCAGCATCAACCTCATCGTCCAGCTTGTATGCTACCCGCGGAAGATCGACCGCATGCAAGATCCCGTTCAATACGCCGATCATCCCCACACTGAAATGAGTACGACCAAGAACCGGCGGATTGTCCACGATCACATCCGGATCATCAGCGAGCCGCTGATTGCACGGAACCCGATTTACCGTCAACGCATGCATCGCATTCGGATCAGACTCGAACGCACGCTGGAGAATCTCTGAAGCCTTTGACATAACCTATACCCCTGCAAAGTGTGACTAACGGTGAGTGATCCCTGGCGGTGGTGGCTTTGGAATGCCCGAAACATACATTGTGTTCGGATGATGTTTTCTTACATCCGGCCTTGGCGGCTTCGGACTTGTCGGCCGATGCAACACAACAGCACCGCAACCACGGCACGTCTTGTCCTCTATGCCGGCATTGTCTCGCCCGCAATGAGAACAAAGGTTCTCAAACTTCTGCACTTCCGGTGGTGGACCGTTCGTTCCCATTGTGATCCCTCATACTCACCATAATAATGAATATCCCATCAGCCACCTTTTGCCGAGCAATTACGTCAGCAGCGCTGCCTCGCTTGTAAACTCCGTCCGTCTTCCGGAAGTGCTCCTTCAGGCTATTGGCGACGAACTTGGCACTATTCCCGGGATAAACTGTAAAGTCTGATCCATTCAGTTCTGTCACCACTGGAACGCCGAGCAACCTGGCAATGTCGTTCATCTTCGTGACCGACAAAGACATCGACTCGCCGAATTCAACTTCCATTCGCAGCTTCATTGAAGACTCCTTTGTGGACTTCCGCACGTACTGGATTCACGCGGGTTAGATAGTTGGAATAATTGCCATTTGGCTGAAGCAGAATCCACTTCACCAAAGCAGCGAACGACGTACCGTGAAGTCCGACCATGAAACTCGGTGACCAGTTCGCCGTGTTGGAATGAATGACGTCATCGACAACTGCGATAAACACATGGCACCTTGATCCATGCAACGGACGCCCAACATGCCATCCGCTATATCGCCACACTGATGATGCCGGTATCTTCCGATACCAGACATCTCGCCCCCATCCGCAGACATTGCCGTCGTAACCAGTGAAGATCGTCGGATGACGAACGTCCACCGAATGAACCGGAGACCACCATTCGTAATCGCCAGCCTCTGTCGGTTGCCCGAAGATCCATGGTTCATCAATGATCGCTGTAAACGGCGGCAACTCGACTCCATCAGAACTCATAGGGCACCCACAGCACTGAACATCATGGAAAGAATCATCACACCGGCTGCCACCGCAACAACGTATTGCCAGGCTGGAACCTTCTGAACTGGTTCCGGAAGAGGACGCGGCTTGTATGGCGGTTCGTATGCACCGCAGTCGCCACAGGTTGAAACCATCATCGAACTCATGATCGGCATCCGAACGCCGTAGTCCATGAATACGCCGAACCTGATCGGGCCTTCTTCAACCTCGGAGTACACAAGGTCCATTTTCATCTGATGCAACGTCTCGGGAGGCACCACGAGAAACGCACCGCGATTCAGCATCGAATCAGATACGACTCTCGCGCCAACACTGTCCTTGAACATCTGCATGATCTCGGCGGCAGACTTCAGCACAGCAGGACCGCATGTTGCGGCGGTTGCTGCAGCCGATGAATAGTTCGACTCGCCATCGAAGAGCACTGGCGGAACCTGCAACCTCTGAAGCAAATCAAGATTCACCCGCTCAACTGCCTGACGATACTCAGATTCAACATCACGACGTTCTGCCACGTCTCTTCTCAATGAATTCCAGTCGACAGGGTGTTTCACCAACGGTCCGTATCCCTTGCCTTCCTCAGCCACGATCAGTCCTCCAGAAAGATATCAATGTCGTCATGCAGCAATGACCGACCGTCCTTCGTCTTGATGAATACACTGCCGTCGGGAAACACGGTCCCCGTCACAAACCCATCTGCCCCACCTCGCAACTCGTCCCCGAGAAGCTCAAGGATCCGGCGCAGCCCCTCCGCTGTGACAGTAAACCGATCTCCCGACGGCTTTGATTTCGATCGTGTCATGGTTCTTCAATCTCACGATACAGACCAAGATTCGTAATCTTCGCGAAGAACTCATCGCGTTCACGACAACGATTGCTTCGCCATTCTTCTGGGATGCACTCCATCCACTGTTCCAACCACGGACAGCCTTCGTCGAAGTGGTTCAACATCACCTTCTGAATGACAGCGATATCCAATGCAGTCAATGTCATCGCATTCAGGCGATAGTCCAAGAATGCCTGCCATGTGATCGGGAACAACTCAGCAACGATCTTTTCTCCGATGACCGTTGCAAATTCCCGGATCTCACGTTGTGCGTGACTGTCCATCCGGAGACCGAGGAAGTGAAGCAGATTGTGCAGATTGATGTACCAGACCTTTTCCGTGTACGTTGACAACGGAAGACTGTTGCGAGCGATCTCGCGGGATACGCCATTGGCCAGATCAACGCGATACTGTTCGTGGGCGGCCTGCTGGATCTTCCGCTGATTAAACTCGAACTCGATGAACTGTTCGTGCGGAATCGGTTCCGCGCTGCCCTGCCTGTTTGACGACGACTGGAAGCAGACGTGATCATTGTCGGGCACGTAACATTCATCCGGCAACTCGGAGTACCGCGCCGAGACTTCGTTCCAGCCGGCAGTACGATGCCTGGCCCATTGTCGCTCAACATGAATCGGCAGCTTGGCGTGAATCTTGATTACGCAACTCTCGAACGGACTCGAATGACGATGCCGCATCAAATACCGAACCAGCGTCTTGTCATCGCTTACCGCCTTGGTCCCCGTCTGATACGACGTTCGAGCCGCCTCAACAACAGCCGCATCACATCCCATATGATCCATATACACAACGTGCCCATGGTCAAGAACTCCCCACTTCGCGCCCTTTGAAAGCCCCATAATTCAAACGCCTTTCTGTGATAACTGCCTGATCATTTCCGTAATAGCCACATCTGCACTATTCAGTGAATCCTGCCGACAAGCCTCAGAAGACTTGTCCCAGGGATTCTGGCTCCATGTCTGATGAATCGCCTTTGCGATATCAATCCGGTTGAATTCCCACTGCGGATCCAGTCGCCATGCCTGACCCATTGACCGAACGACCGCATGAAGGACCTCTGCCGACACCTCGTCAACCGTCTTCGGAGTTCCATCAGACTTCACTGACGACACAACGATCCATTCGTGATCAACCGCCATCTGCCTGTAAGAATCAGCAGCAATCCGCAATGCAGAATGATCTGCTTCATGCATATCGGCCGCTTTGTCGGTGTACTTCCGAGCCGTCTTCTTTGCGATTCGCTCAACCGCCAATTCCAGCGGGATATCAATCAATACCGTCACCGAAGGGCGTGGCATCTTGAATACGTCGAACTCGATCGTCTGCACCCAATTATGGAAGTGACGCTGCTGCCAGTGTTCCTCGATCTCTGGCTGATACTTCAACCGAGCCGTTTGATGCGCGATGTTCGACCAGACGTAACGATCGAGAACAACGGCATCATTACTCTCAAGGTTCAGTTTCAACTGATCCCTGCTCTCGAAACGATCCATGGCGAACATCAATGCCGCCAGTTCCGGAGCAACATCACCGAACTCACCGTTCAGGTATCTGGCGACAAGCTTTGCCCCCTCTGTCTCTTCATAGGCCGGAAACGACATCTTCTCGACTGTCATTGCCAAGCCTCGCAGGTTCTTCACCAAGGCTTTCGCTTGTGTGCCCTTGCCGGCACCATCAATTCCCTCGATCGCAATCAGGTACGGCATGTTCCCTCCACAACTTCTTGAATAGCCAATCGCAATGACTCATAGAACCCGTCTTCGAAGGACTGCGCCTTCAGAATCGGAATCTCAGCAATCTCTTTGCCACCAACATAGATGACGGCAAAATCACCGATCCCGACTTTGTGCCGCGATAGGATAACAACCTCTGGCCTTGTCGCTGTCCTGCTTCTGCTCGGCGGCAATGCTGGTGGCGGTGCAAACTGTATAAAACCATGTCCCCAGCACTTCTTGCACAGTCGCCTTCGCTTGAAAGGCCAGAACAGCCATGGTCCATATCCATGACCATGATGCCTTCGATCACCACCGCAATCAGGACAACCTGTCTGGCCAGGTTCGCAACGCTTTACCATGTCGTAGCCTATACGTTGAATCTTAAAAGGTGTGGCAACAACCATCCGGAGCGCTAGCCACTATTCTCGCTGAAACACTTAGCCCCACCACGCGCTAACGTGGGGATTTCTTACCGGCAATACCTGGTTGTTTGAGTGTCTCCTGCGCTGCTATGCACTATTCCACGAGAAAAGGCGGTCCGGCATTCGTTCTAGGGGCTTCCGGCTCTTCGCAGCATTCTTCTTTCTCGGCTACTTCCAGCCGAGTTCATCTACAGTGTTCTTCAGCAGAGATCGAATTCCATTGGGAATCTGGAATCGCTCAATGTTGATATCGATCGATCTCATGATGGAACCGTCAGCATGCCTTTCACTTGCGGCTTTCCAGTCGCACAGCATCTCCAGCACAGACAGCAGACTCATGTCCCAGACACCACCAGGCCAACACTCAGGATGATGATCATTGTTCGCATAGTGATGATCCAATGCTGGCTTCATCTGAGCGAGAAACGACTTATACTCATCCGAGCCATATGTCGAGTTCTTCAGCTTCGGAGTAAACTCAGTGAATACCTCCACCTCTGGAGAAGCAAGCTTGCTGGCATCGTGCCGCTCGCCGCGCTGAAGGAGGTTCCCGATACACCCATTTAGCAACTGCTGCACCCGCCGGATATGCACCAGCGTTTCTGCATTTGTTGCCTGTTGTTCGACTGTCAGCACCAATCACCTCCATTGAGTAATACGAAATGGAACCCACACAGACATCATGAACCGAACGCCGCGGTAATGAATCCCATGAACACCCCACGCCCCTTGCGGCGGATCACAGATCGGTTTTGAGATCTCGAACCGAAACGACCGCCATCCATCACTCCTGGCCCAATCTTCGACAAATGACACAATGACTCGCCAACCAAACACGGTCCTGTTCATTCTCCAGCCTTTCGGTTCTCAGCCTTTGCCTTGTGCTCAATCGCCATCGAAAGAGCACCTTCCAGAGTCTCATTGAAGAAACACTGCTCAGCGTATTCAGTCCAATCGGCGACGATTGATACGCAGACGGAAGTCTCATCGATCTTCGATATGGAAATGATCGCCGTATGGTTCGTCAGCAAATCGTAAAGCAGATCGCCGACTGAAGGCGCGTCCTTTTCGGCTCGCCAAATCAGCACCAATGAGTAAACGATGACAAAGATCAGCGTTGCTAAATTGACAATTGACAGTATTAGACTATCCACGTCAGCCCCCAATTCTGTAACGCATCAAATACGCATCTTCTCGGGTATCGTCGTAATGGTTCTTCAGCACAGAGATCGCCCTGAAGCCACGCTTTGAGAAGAACAACTGTGCCGGAACGTTCGTCTCTCGCACTTCGAGAAATATCTGATGCCGTCGCTGCTGTTCCAGCTTGTCAACGAGCCGCTGGACCATCTGAGAACCGACACCTTTGCACCGACTATCGGGAGAGACCGCAAAGTTGAGAAGCCTCAGCGATTGCTTCTGCAACTCATAAAGCATGAATCCATGAACATGGAACTGAGTCTCAGCCACGGTCCCAATGCAGTTCCTCTGTCGCAGACAGCAAAGAAACTCTTCCTCGGTCCATGGGTACTGAAAGCTTCCCCGCTCGATCGCCAGTACCTCATCCATATCACGCCGGATCAACCAGCGAATCTGAACATCGTCACTCTTACGTTCAGTCGTTCCATTCACTTGACGGCGGGGCATCCTCGATCACCTTTATTCGCATGGAATTCGCGACAGACAGCAACGCCTCTCTGTCATCAAGCAACTTCACCACAAAACCATCGGATGGCTTTTTGACGTTCCCCATCAGCCAGTCACAAACTTGTGATGGGGTTCGTTCAATCCCGATCGCTTGACGAACTTCTCTCGCCAACGATCGCAACAACGAATCAGAAATCATTTGCACAGCCTTCGTTGTAGCCTATACGTTACGCCGGTTGTTCAGCGCTAACTGGTTTCTTCCGAGTTTTACGAGGCTTATGTTCGGCCGGCGGTTCCGCAGCAACTGGTTCGAGATCCCGAATGTGCCCGTCTTCGATGATGATTGCAGACTCATCCTTGTCACCGACTCGTTCAATCCAGATCTGAGCATCATGCTCGGTCGCCATATCCGCCACCAACTTCAGATTGTCTTCATCCAGCAGACTTCCGTCGCGGATCAACAGAACCTTCAGCTTTGGATTCATCGCGATTCCAATAGCGACAGACGTTCTGATCTGCTGTGCTCGAGAAGCCTGAGACAAAGGAACGCCGTCAAACAGGACCGTCCCATCTTCACTGACTGCCAACCCGGGGATCGGATAATTCGCCTCTGCAAGCATCTTGCGTTTCTTATCCTTGATGGACTCCAGTTCGGCAGTCAGTTCCTCAGACTCCTGCAGACGACTGTCATACTTCGCCTGTTTCTCAGCCCGATCCTGCGCGACGTCGAAGGCATGCTGCAACTCAGACGCTTTGGCGAGTTCTTCGCGGATAGCATTAACGTCGATTCGATCATCATTTAACTGAACTTCAGCCAGCAATGCCTGATCACGTTCATTAGCGGCCTTCAGCGATGCACTCTGATTCAGCAGACTGATCTCGCGTTCCTGGTACGTCTGGCGGACGCGATTCAGATCTGATTCATGTCTTTGCTCGCGGTCGTTGTTTTCGCGGGTATGGCGAGCAATCAGTTCTTCCAATTCTCGTTCATGTCTTACGCGGTCATGTTCCCTTGTGCTATTGACCGTACGAATCAGAATATCCTGTCCCTCGGCACAATCCTGCTTCGCACACTCGATCTTTCCGACGATGCTGTCAATCTCTTCCTGCCGCTCGGCGATGTCAGCCTTCAGGCTTTCGATCTTTTCAGCCTGACGATCGGCAACCCCATTGGATTCAATTGCACTTTCGAGCCGGCTACTGATCTCAGTCACGTCCGGCCGCTCGGCTGGAACGTCAATCAAGATCTCTTCACATCGGTCCAGATCGCCCTGAGCATCCTTCACCTGATAATTAACGCCTGTTCGCTCAGTGAAGATCTTCGTGTACTGCTTATCCAATTCGCTCGTGTCGATTCCCAGCAGCGACATCAACGCCTTCGTCTGATCTGCTGGCTTCATCGAAGCAAACGCCAACGGATCGAAGCTCAGTTTCGAATACAGTCCGTCCAGCACCTTCTGCGGTGACGAGTACGACGCGCCGTCCTTTGTCTTGACTGTAACCGTCGTGTTGGACTTCGTTATCTTCCGACGAACAACGATATCACCGAGATCGATTTCAATCTCTGCGGACTCTTGCCCATTTCGAATAGGCTGATCCGGAAACGAATTCGCCCCTCCCATGGCATAGAGGATCGAGTCAAGGACGCTGCTTTTGCCCTGGGCATTTTTACCACCGATCAGGATTGTGTTGCCATTCGGTTCGATATGAACAACCGACAGACGTTTAATGTTCTCTGCAGTTAATGCAACAATCTTCTTAGACTCAGCCATTTCATAGCCCCTGTTATTGCCCAAACACTTCTGAACGCAGACAGTCTGCGAACAGCACTAATACGAATTCGACTCACAAAACCGTGAAACCGGTATGGTTATCCGATGTTATAAAGACTTCTTTGCCAATCGTCGTGCCCGATTTGATTCCTTCTCCCGTGCAATATACTCGTGAGTTTTCATAAGTCGCCTGCGATGCAACATCGCCTGTCTTCTTGTTTCATGCCGTCCACAATCTTGCACCTCACCGGATCTTAACACCACACCGACTCTCCACTTACGGTTATCCTCCATTGGCCTACAGATTTCTTCTGGGAATGGGTTATTGCATTTTTCGCAGTCGTTGCACCAATACACGACGATGATTGTTCCCAACGCACTTGGCTTCATAGCTCCCCGCCTTTCTTTATGCCCACAGAAAACGTGGTCAGTCACACCGCTAGTCTTTTACCTTCTCCGAGCGGACGATCAGCAGATCGTGGCCCGCCAGTCGTGCGATGATCGCCCTGGCATTATGATCGACGTTCGGAACGCCAATGTCCTTCAGTGCGTCGATGATAATTCGCCACGCTTTCGTCCATTCGCTGGCGGAATCCGCCATGCCTGCCTCAGATGCTGATTCCCGTGGTTTCGGCTTAACTGGCCGTTTCCATACCCCCATGAAGACGCCAGCCTGCGAATCCCATGACAGCGTGACCAATTGCCATCCTTCCGCCTCGTATTCCGCCAGAATGCGTTCCGAGGCATCGAGGGCGATCCCGTCAGTCATCCATTCGTGTTGCTGTGCCATCGGTAGTGTGCTCCGCTGCTCACAACGAAAAAGCCCGCTGCTCATTTGCAGTCGGGTATTCATCGACATTTAATCCGAACGCTTCGAATAACGCCCGCCGCTTCCATGTCGGCCACTGTGCAATTGCCCT